CCCTACACGACGCTCTTCCGATCTTCTCATCAATCTTGCTCTGAGTATCTTCGTCTGTAAGAGATAGCTCGTTGAGATGAATGAGGAATACGTCAGTGACTTCTCTCATAACCTTGTTTAGCTTGTTTTCGAAGATAGTCTGTTCTGGACGACAGACCTGCTCCTTAAATGTCTTGTCAGCATCTCGGGCAACTGCAAGGCTTACTCCCTCTGCAAGACCTACCTTTGAAATAGGAACTCGGTGAGCCATGAGGATATCATTCAGGTTTCCCTTACGGTAGTTGTTGAATGATGAATCCTGGGTTCCAGCTTCCACCGGCTTCATTTCAAATGATGTCTTTCTGTCCTGCTCATCGGCTGGCAGAGGAACATACAGAGTTCTGTGATTCTTTCCCTTTAGGGAAGTCTGGAAGAACTCAGTAATTCTGCGCTCTGCTGCTGGAGAAAGCTTTCCACCCTTAATGATGATGACGTAACGTGGAACAGCCTTGTTCTCGAAGTAGTCAAGGTTGAAGCGTGTGGCAAATTCATTACCAGCTACCGCAGCCTTGGCAGCAACGATGTCAGGAATTCCGTAGAATCCATTGCTTGGTGCGTACTTCTTGATGTGGATTACTTCATTAGGTCTGCTGTCTCCACCCACCGGGTCAGTTGTCTTACTGTCTCCGAAGTTTCGGAAGAATACAGCCTTATTTGAAATGATCTGAACAAAGCCATCTCTGGCCTGTCGAATTCTCATGCTAGTGCTTGGAACGTGACCGATGTAACCGATCTCTCCTGTGTTCTTTCGACCAATCTCAAGGTAGCCGTTTCCGGTAACCTCGTAGTCTGTCCACACCTTAATGAGAGTTTCGATAAAGTCGTCTTCTTCATTACAGCTAGCAATCCATTCCATAAGGCGCTGCTTTTCTCTTTCGAGCTTAGCTCGTGCCTTCTTGGTCTTGTCTTCTCCATCAATCTTATCTAGGGCCTGCTTTGTCGCCGGGCTTTCTACGAGATCGTAGCCAAGTCCAACAATGTTGGCCACCTTAGCCTTTACGGCTGAGTAATGTGGAGGAGATACTTCATATAGCTTTGCAAGATAATCGAGGTTGTATGGCGGAAGGATTACCTTGAATGCGTTGTATCCAGTGATGTCCTCCGTCTCAATCTTCTTTGAGGCAGCACCATCTGTACCACGATAGAACTTATTGATCTGCTTCGTGGTACTGATCTTGAAGGAACGTGATAGTCCGTCCATCTCCCTGATCTCGGAAGCCTTTCTCAGAAATGGATCAGGATCGTGATCAATTGTTCTGGAGACTTCATTGCCTAGGGAGACTTCAATGAACTGTTCCTCTTCTGCCTCTACGACTCGATTATCTGTCATTGTGCTCCTTGTAAATCTGCTCGCTTACTAGAGCAGGGATATCATTCTCGTCTGGAATAAGTCCGAATGCCTGACGCTGCTTCTGATATTCAAATTCCTCGTCATCAATCTTTCGATGACCAGAAAGAAACACAGGCTTTCCAACCATAACTCCGTAGTGACGCACGGCCTCAGTAAGCTCGTTGATACGCTTTGGGTCGTCCTTCATGGCTGCAATGGAAAGGAAGTTTCCTTCGTCGTCTCCGACCCATGCACCATTAGGCATTTCCCATACGTATACACCGTAAGCGGCCTCGTCTACTATCTGCATTCTTTGCTTCTTCATGGACATATCATAAGGACATTAGCATTAAAAAGCAAAAGTGGCCCCGACATTGGGGCCACATGCTTATCCAGCAGGGGAAATGGACCAAACATGCGCATACAATAGCGCTTCTGGGTCCGGAGTCGTCACTCCTAAGATTGTGTCGTCAGTAATTGACAGTCCTGGTAGACCAAGATATGCGGAATACATCTGCTGTAGACCTGCAAGGGAGATGTCTCCATAGATTGCTGACGCCTGCGCAATCTGTGCATTTGCCACACCGATAGTCAATGCGTAATTGCCCGGCGTTGTGAGAACCCCTCCAATGTGATACCAGCTACTAGAAGCGAATACAGTAGAGCCACTTGTTACGGATACTCCATTAACAGTTACTGCGGAGAACCCAGAGAAGGTAATTGTGTTGCCTGATCTGGAGATTGTTGCAGATCCAACAGTAATGATGTTTCCTGCCACCGGCTTGATCCACATATCAATACCATTGATATTGAGATCTCCTGGTTCCTCTTCTCCGCTGTAAGATGCGTCAATGGCGACTGCGATATTTCCAGTAAGAATCTTGATTCCATTGTCATCAGCATATTCAATTGGCTCGTAGAACTCTCTAGCCATTACCGCTGTTCCGCTAAGTGTTGCAGCTCTGTCACTTCTTGTTCCAAGGAATGCCTTGTCTGCATAACCGACAACTTGAATCCAGTCTACGTAGCTTTGGTCATCTACAATTCCACCGGCAAAAGTCACTCGAACAGCAATTGAATCTGTTTCTGTCAAGGTGAATGAGGCTGCATTTGTTACTGATTGCCAGCTTGTTCCGCCGTTGGTTGAACAATCGATTGTGAATGATCCTTCGCCCTTATATCTGATTACCGCGTCAGTAATTCCATCTGGTGTCATTCCTAGCTCTACTGAGCCAATCCATACACCAGGCAAAGATGTATTCTCATAAACAGGAACAATGATTCCATCAACCACTTCTTCCGTCTCAGTCTGAGTGTAAGAAGGAACAATGATGTCATTGGCAATAACGATATCCGTCATTGATCCATCTGACCATTCATCGTCATCCCAAAGCTTTGATACAGCAACGTTCCTCGCTGAGTCTGCGAAGTTCCAGTGACTCGCGTCATTGAATCCGGCAATAGCCTCGCTTGTGTCAACTGCAACACCGTTTGAGTAATGCCTTGCGATTGTTTCGCCACTCAAAGCAAATGCATAAATGGCTGGAGCATCAAGGGCGACGGTTGAAGATGTGGATGATTGCCCTGCAATCAAATCAGAGCTGACGAAGTTGTATGCGTCGGTATTCTGTTCATCGGTCATATCGATTTCAGCAACTAGCTGACCATCAATGTATAGGGAGTTCTTTCCATCTGTGTGAACTCCTACAAC